CGGTCGGATTGCTCGTGGAAGAGGTGGTGCTCGGGTCAAAATCGAACGGGGCAGACATCCACACCCTGTCGTTCACATAGGACAGGGTGAGTTGGTCGAGTTTTTGTGCGTTGATTCTGTTGGTGTCAATCGTGGGCTTCAACCTTGAGAAGATGTCCTGTATGCCGTTGCGGTTGAAGAACAACAGCCCTCCTGGATAGTCGAAAAAGAACGCACCACCGCCGCCTTCCACGACATGCTGAGGATATTTTATTCCCACTGTCGTGGACAATTCCACCAACTGGAAACTGTCGGCATCGTAACCCATCAACAGGTACACCGCCTTGGGTTTGAATATCAGCAGCTGTCCGTCGACCACGGCCAAACCGGTGATGCCCTCTCCTCCGGCCACGATATCAATATAGTCGTCTTGGTACCAGTCTTGCGGTCTGTTTTCGTGCGACCAACGAATCCTGTTTGGATGGTCGACAAGCACCGGCGTGGCGTCGTCATTCAGTTCTTTCGTGTTGGCGCAGAACAGTTTGTTTGCGTGCGCCCTGACGAGTTCTGCCCTTGGCATGTAGCCGCCGGTGGGCGCTTGATACGGCTGCCAGGTCGGACCAGAAGCCGAAAGCGCAGTGGCGTACGTGTCGTCCTGGTTCCAGTAATACATCTGGCTTGCGTCTTTGCCGACCGCAAAATACAGGGTGTCGAGCCACTGTGTCACGCTGGCCCCGTTGGTGGACTCGACCGCAACGTCGTCACCAGAAGAATATTCTATCGTCGAGAAGTCGGAGCCGGTCGATTGGTAAAGTTTTCCGTCGGTGGCACCGTCTTTGCCGGTGTTCAATATTATTCTTGGTGAGCTGGCGTCCTTGTAGTTGAACAACCCTTTTGGTTTCCAGTTGCCGCTGACTTGTGTCTCGTGCTTTTTGTTGTATGCGGCGCGGGTGAACACGCCACCGCGGGGGTCCACGTCCATGTTGAGAATGAACGGCGTTTCGTTGTCCCTCAACTGGAATTGGTCGGCACGAAAGTTTATGCCGCCAGTAAAATCTCTTTTCTGATTGAAAAGAATCTGCGCCATTTAGAGTGCAATCCCGCTGGGATACGGCGAGCCGGGCAGCACGCGCAGACTAGGCGAGTCCATCCACCACCAGTCGTACGGCGTCAATCGCAAGCCGCCAGACATAATCAGCTGTCTGTTGCTCGACGGTGCGGTGAGCTGGCCTTGTATGATTGCCACTGCTTTTTCGAAGCTCAACATGTATTCTCTTGCCATTTCCGGGTCTTCCTGGAATTGGAAGATGCGCGCCATCACGTAGTTCACCAACGGCAGTTGCATTTGCGGGTCGATGTCTATCGAAGTGTTCTCGTCGGTGAACCAAGTCAGGCTCGGCACCCTGAAACCGCGTATGGTCAACGAATAGATTCCGTCTGGTAAAGGCCAAAGATTGAGTCTGTTGGCCCATACGGAAAAATATGCGGGTATCGAAGGCTGGTCCGAAGTACCGACCCATATGGATTCTGCCCTGGCCTGGTCTATGTAGACGAGCGCGTTGCCGCCACTGGTGTTGTTCACCACGGAGATTATTTGTTGAATGTCGGTGATGCTCACCGTTACTATCGACGGAAGAATTCTGCCGAACGAAGCGTATCCTCTCGTGCCAGAAACCGTCGAAACACCGTACGTTGCCTGATAATAAGGATATCTTTGGCTCAATGCAACAATCTTTTGAAAACCTTCTTTGATGAAACCATTCACGAGGTCGGTTGATATGTCGTCGTTCTCGGAAAAACCAATATCCAGGTCCGACAGTTCCTCGACGAACGTGCGCATCTGCGACAAAGTCAGGTTGGCGTTTGCAAATGATATCGGCATTTAAAACTCCTACTCTTTGGGGTCTAAAGCAGCGTCCTGGTTCTCCGCAATCTTGTTCATCGAACGCAGGTGTCCGATGCAGTAATCCGTGCCTTTGGCTTTCGGCGCCTTGCATTCTTCTTCTTTTGAGTTCATCGCCTGGCACAGCCCTCTGCCGTAGTGCACTCCGCCGTAAGCAACGCCCGACGGTGGTGCAAGCTCCACGCCTTGACCGTGGTAGTCTGCGCGCCCATTGCCGACGTGTCTTGCCCCGGCAACGGTGCCGTAAGGCTGTGTGCCCGCCAGTCCCTGGCCTTGGCCTTGTGTTTGTTTGTTCATGTGTGTTCCTTCTTTGTGCTAAATGTAGAACATGCCGCCAGAGGCTCCTTCTCCCCTGGCGGCATGAACGCGTGTTATTGATTATTCGTTATCGCCTACGAATATGCGTCTCCACGACAGGGTGGACAAACCGCCTTGTGCGATGATTGTTGATGCGTTCTCGGCGATGCCGGAAACACCAATGAAACCATCGGCAGACGGAGTGATGACACCGTACACGAACGCCGAGTTCATGCCAGTTGCAAGCGCAACCGAAGCAGAACCGTGGTCAGGAGTGTCGACAGCGACGCAAGCCGTACGAACGACGGTTGTTGCATCGGTGTTGTACTCGCTGATGAAGTGCACGTCAGTTGGTGTCGCACCAGCGTTGATGCTGAATGCTGCGCCATCTGTTGCGGCTGCGGCTGTGTATACGACGCGGGCAGCGAACTCGTATGTTTCGCCAGCCTTGCCGTAAAAGCCGAAGTCGTCTGAGTCAAGCACCGTGTATGAGGTGTCCAGTGTCACATCGCTTGCCAGAACGTTCGTTCTTTCGACGATGAATTTGTTGTTTGTTGCCATAGTTGTTTCTTTCTCCTTATCTTTGTTTTGATAGATACCTAACTATGTTGGTATTGTTTCATTGCGGGGAATCGCTGATGGGGGAAGGGCTGCCCGAAGGATGACAGCCTTTAGACTTCCCCCACCAACGAAACTTTATCAGGCGTCAGCCGTGAGGAAGCCCTGACGTGAACGGTTGCTGCAGGTGAGCTGACCGTAAGCAAGTACGAGCGCGTAGCGGGCGTCAACGCCAGCAACGGTGCCGTTCATGAATTCGGTCGTCTTGAACCAGTAGCCGTTCAAGCCGGTGAGCTTCAAGTACTTCGTGTTGAGGAAGTACATCGGCGCATCGGTTGCATCAACGGCAAGTTCAAGGTCGAACACGATTGGTGTCTGCTTGAACATGAGGTTGGTGAAGCCGGCGTTGGCCTTGGCAACGTCTTGGTAACGCACGTTGTTGGTCAACAGTGACTCGTACTTCTCGAAGAGGCTCGTGTTCGTGACGATGAGGTCAGGAACGTCGCTTCCCTTTGAAGCACGGTTGTACACGTCGGCCATCGTGGTAAGCGCCAATGTGGCGCCCATGGTCGTGGCTTGCGTGGGGTTCCACCAAGTGTTGCTGGTAGCATTGATGCCACCGACCGTGTTGTTCTGGGTTCCGATTATGTTGCCCAGACCATTGAAGTCGGTTGCAGCCGATGCCGAACCGAAGAGTTGCTCGTTGAGCGTGGTCTTCAGCGACATTTCAGCCTGCATGATTTTTGCGTTCAGCAATTTGATGATTGCCTCGGTGCCACGGTTCTTGGCTTCCTCGATACCGCTGATTGCGATAGAAGCAGCCATCTGCTTCCAGTCGTACTCGGCAGCCGAGATGCCCTCTTGTGGGGTGAGGTCGATTGCATCGTAACCAGAGTACGTTGCAACCGTGTCGTTGGCAGCATACATCAATGGTTCGATGATTTGCGTGCCGCCCTCTTCGACACGGACTCTGCCGCGTTCGTTGAGGTGGTTCAAAAGGACGAGGTCCTTGAAGATGTTGTCAACCAATGTTGGCTGGTAGTTTTGCAGCGTAGTTGACAACAGTGAATTGAAGTCCGGGTTGCCGGCCATGTTGTTCTCCTTGTTGTGTTAGATGTTGAGTGTCTTTTTGGCTTGTTCAAAAGCCTCGAAGACTGACGTTGGTTTAACAGTTTTCGGTGCGACCGAAGTCTTGTTGGCAGAGCCACCTGACACCACTGCAGCAGAACGTTTCGCCTCAACTCTGGCCTGTTCTTCTGTAAGCTTCTTCTGCGCCTCTGACGCCTTGGAATAAACCTTGTCAAAGGATATCTGCTTGAAGACTGCTTCCAGGTCCGTAGAACCGGTGGCCAGTGCTTTGGCTACCACTTCGTCTGCATTGAAGTCGTCACCATACTTGCTTTGCAAAGAATCAATAGTCCTGGTCAAATCATCCATGGCTTTCTGTTGTTCGAATGCCGCGATTCTTTGTTCCAGACTACGGAATTGCTTTTCAGCCGGGTCAAGATACTCTTCTTCGACCTGTTGGTCTTGGATTGGAGCATCTAGGCCGTAATGCCTAGTAAGCGCCTGCAAGGTGCCTGCCGGGTCCCTTTGCAGAGCTTCTGCTAAGGTTGCGGCAAACTGTACTTGCTTTCTTTGTTCGCTGAGTTCCTGCGTTTTGCGGGTATAATCCGCCTGGCGCTGGTATCCAGCTAAAGCCTCCTTAACTGGAACCATGACTTCTTGACCGTCTACTTGGAGTTTGACGACTTTGTCGGCAATCTCTGTGTAGTCAAAAAGCTCTGGTTCTTGTACCGGAGTTTCTGCTGTGACCTCTGTCACTTTATCAACTTGTCCGTTTGCAACGGGGTCAACTACGTTTTCAGGGTTAGCAATATTATTATTTTCATTCGTCATTATAGGAGTCCTATCCTTCTTTGGTTATTCCGCGGGTATAAAGCCCTCTAATATAAGGGACTTTTTATTACATTGTTTTACTGCGCGCCCACCAATGCTTGAATTATCTCGGGGGGAAGACTTTGAATCGAACCAGGAACGGCGCCTTGGCCTATCTGGCCACCAGTACCTTGAATCGGGCCACCTGAAATTAAACCAGGCGGCAATTCAACTGGCTGCTCTGGAGGCATCGGGACTGCGTCCAGCTCTGGGGGCATGGCCTCTGGCATCGGGGGTTGCTGTTGTGGTGGGGGCGGCTGCTGCAAGAAAGAACCTGGGTCTTTGACACCAAAGCCCTGCTGCAGCACGTATTCCGCCAATCTTGGCAGGTTTACAAGCCCAGCCTGGGCAAACGGTTGCATGGCCGAAACCATCTGGAGGGCCATGTCCCTGCGGAAAGCCTCGTTTCTTGGGGCCGTAGAACCAGCCTCGACGGTAAAATCGAACTCGCCCGATATATAATCTTTGTCAAAAGTCAACCACACCGGGGCTGCTTCTGTGCCCACTATTCTTACCGTCTGCTCACCGGTCATGAACTGTTGGGCAAGCATTATAAGATTAGAAGCACACGCGGCAATTCCGTTTTCGATTGCGATGAGCTTTTCTGCCACCCTGGCATTCCCGGCTTCGGCGATGATGGCGGCCTCACGAGCAGTTCTTGTAGTCTCGGGGATTGCACCACGCTGGTATTCAGAAACGCCTGATACTCTGTCAATGTCATTCTGGATGAGTGTCGACTGATTGTAGAATTCTGGTGGGTTGATGAGGGCTGGCATCGGAACGACGACATTGTTGAGATTCTCTCCTGACTTGACCGGCACTATGACGTTGTCCTCGTCCGAAGCCAAAGCTTGGCGACCATCGTCATCGAAAGCCGACTCCTGGAACAACCACTTGCGGCTGTAACGTTTCCTGTGCAGCATCATCTGGGTGCGGGTCTCGTTCAACTCGTACTGCAGGGGCTCTATCGCCTCCAGCTCACCCATCGGATAAAAGAACCCCGGTATGTCGTAGTTGCGCAACA